TATGTATCTGCTGGATCATAACTCATGCGAGTTAACGCATTTTGAAACTGTGGGTGCATGTGAGTAATACTACTACCAGATTCAGCGCAATTGTGCACACTGCTGACCCCTAGCATTTTTCCAAGTTGCCCGGCAAAGTTATCTTGTTCTCTCTCAGCAGGGTCAAGCTCTGCGCCATAGGCCCAAGAATCACCAAACACCAACAGTCTATGTGTCATAGGTTGGTTTCAATCCAAGGTAGCACAACTTGATTCACAAATCTTTCGTGTTGCCAAGGATGTGGGTGAAAGTTTTTGGGAGGGTTGTTGGGACAATTTTCCATGACCCAATGATATTCACTTTGTACAGGCAAAAACTTACTCCAGTCTACCTGTTCCCATAACCATGTGCAGTTGGCATTGTTTTTGTAATACTCATTGAATGTGGTATCATAGTTGGTGGTCATGAAGTATTTGACCCCGTGCATTTTTAAAAAATTCTGTAAATTAATCACGTGCTCTAGTGTATACAACTGAGCAGCCACCTCATTGTAATAGTGTCGATAGAAAGGTGGGTTGTGCTCATGCTTCCAGTGCGGATTTAATATTACCCAACCACCGGGCGCATTGTCAGCTACTCTTGTGGGATTCTCAATCCAACCATCTACGTTTGTGGTAAACTCTATGGGCTGTTCAAAGAAAAATTCAAACCTGTCACGGCCACTCCACATCACACCCACCAGGATATCTTCTGGAGCATGAGTTTTTAGCAATTCGTGCACACGATACTGTGTGCGCCTGCTGATCAAGCCATTGCCTTGACTGCCCATGGCCGCGCTGTAGTGCTCGGCTTGTAGATTTTCTCGTAGGAATATTGGCCATGTTTTGTTTTCTTCTAAATGGTTGACATCATAGTTAACACACTCACTAAAACTGCATCCAGCAGTGACCAGTACTTTAGGTTTCATCATATTCCTTTTCAATTTGGCTGTACCATGCATCACTTTGCTGGGCAAACTGGCGCAGTAGATTGTAGTTATGATCCAATCGATCCGTAACTGATTGTTTGATCTGTTGACACTGTTCAAGATTGAGTTGATCAAGACTGTGTATTTGATCCAAGATCACTTCTAGTCTACGGTGTTCGTCTTGTACTTGATCGTAGTTGTGATCCACCAAGTCATCAAACACATCAAACCCAAGTTTACGCACTTCGGCAACCAAGCCTGGTACTGCAAACCAAATTGGTATCTGCCTTAGCCCAAATGCTTTGAATGTTTTTTCACTGATAAACTGACTGCGCCAAACACCTGGATCAGTTTGACTGCTGGATTCGGCCACAATATTAAACAAGCAACGTTTGAATATTGGGTTGGTTTGATCGTGCTCCAGACCAGTTTCTCGATGCACAATGCCGTCCAACAAGATAGGCAGCTCTTGTTCTGGTATCATGTCATGATAGTCGCCCAACATACTGGCCGGGCACATACTACCAAAACTCAATCTCATGCTTTGAATGTCCAGCAAACCACGTGCCAATCTTGCACGACTGGGACTGGGCCTGCGCATCAAACATAAAAATCTAGTGTCAATGTCTAACACTGTCCCTGATGCGTCTAGTCGATCAAACCAGCCAGCAAAGTTTGCAAGGTGCGTGGGATTGGCGGCAGCACGATATGGTAAAGATTCGGTGTTTACCACAGTGTTAAACACCAACATGATATCTGCAAAAGGCAATGTTTTTAAATATTGTACCAGTTTGGCCGCAGTTTTATCACATTGGCCTTCAGCTCTAAAATCTACCAGCAATTTTTTGCCGGCAATGGTCTGATAGTCTAATCCAGCTGCTGCTAGATCTTGTTGCACTCTGGGTGCGGGGTTTTCAAGATAGTCTTGAGACAAATGCAATGCACCATAGTGCAAGATGTTCCTGCGCCGAAAACTAAACCACTTCATTCAACAATCTTGATAGTTCTTAGGTCAGGATATGGCACATACACAGGTTTGGGATTGTGTTCCTTGACACCTTGTAGCAATGCTATGCCTTGCACAGCATCTTCAATACTGGGTTTGTAGTGATAGCCCACATAGAATGTCTTTTGGTCTTGCCAAGGTGCCACAGTCAAGTCTCTGCCATCATAGCGTTGACGCAATATGGTTTCATATGCTTTTTTGTCATCCAGTAAAATAGCACCACCGTGTCCAATAGCCAATGGTTTGGTATGTCCAAAACTCAAACACTGCATGGTACCCGACCGATACATATCTTGTTCCAATCTGCGAGCACTATCCCAAATTCTAGTGTAAGTGAATTCATACTCGCCTTCCCAGTGTTGCCAATCAGTGTCGTGATACACATAGTGAATGCCCAACTTGTGCATGGTCATAGGAATGCTCAAGTAAGTGTAAGGTGTAAACTTACAGGCTCGCACTCGATCATATCGCAAGCAAAGTTCAATGGCATGTGTACAGCAATCAGTCATGATTGCATACGGTGCTCCACAAAACTCTGCCAGTTCCTCTTCAAACTTTTTTATCTTGTCAAACATTATTCTTCCCAAACATATGGTTCAGATTTTGGAACAGCAAAATTTAAATAAGTTTCAATTTTTTCCAAATCCGCTTGGCATTTCAAACTAACTGACTCGTTGGCAAAATGCAACTCAACATTGTGGTCCAATGCTAACTGTAACAATTCGCTTCTGCGCTGTACATTATCCGTTAAAGAATACATGCTACACAGTACAATACCATCTGGATGCTCTTTGATAAAGTATTCTAAACTGGGTTGCCAATCCATGTGTTCGTTTTCAAACTCGTAGTTGGTGTATGTAATTTTGTTTTTTGCACAGTATGGTTCCATTGTGGCACGTTGCATGGGCAATGGAATGTTTTTAGAAAAAGTTGAATTCCACCCTGCATAGGTAATAAAGCTTTTGCCGGTATAGTCACCAGTTTCTGCTACTTCGTGGTCACCAGGCAATCGCATAAACCCGCCGGGCAATCTACGCCCCCATTCCTCACCTTCAATAAGGATTCTCATATCCATACTAACACGAGTGTAACCTTCTTTGTTGTCCACGTTGCCATGCAAGTGTTCCTGGAAGAACAAATGGCTTTGTCCCGGATCAAGTGTGACTGGCCATGCATGTTTCATGCACTCATCTTCAAATTGTTCAAGGCGCCATTTTTCTGCCAATACACGTTTGGTAACATCACGGCTAACATCCAAGTCCATGATCCACATCGTGTTTGTTTTTTCTGCTCGTGTAAACGGAGTCCATATAGTTCTACAACCGCGACCGTTGCCTACAAAGATGCCTTGGTGGAATTGCAGTCTACGCCCAACTTTTGATTGCTCGGGAATTACCACACGCAATGTGCCTTGCCGTTGAATCATAAAGCGTTTGTTGGCAATACGACTGGGCACGTATTCCGCAGTGAAAGCATCAAAACGTTCCATAAAGTCTTTGCGACTACAGGCATTTTGCACATGCCCAGCAACACGTACAATTTCTGCGGGCGTCAATACTTTGTGAAGTGTTTCAAGTTCCTTGATGTTTGGGGCCACTTCTTGTATGACACTTAATGCCCAGGCAGGCCAATTGTATTTTTCTAAATCATAGTTTAGAGTATTATTATCCCAATGTTGCTGAGTAGGAGTTAACACAACTTTTTCCGCCATATATCGATAGTTTTTGCAATACCTTGTTCATAGGTCCACTTAGGTGTCCAGCCCAGTGTCTTTGTAATTAAGTTGTTGTTGCTGTTAAGCCAGTATATTTCACCGTGGCGCTTGGGCTTGGTGCCCCACTTGATAGTGCCATTCCATTCTAGTTGTTTAGCAATGTAGTCAGCATGGTCGCTTATTTTAATAGGCTGATCTGGACCAATCGTAAAAATTTTTCCATTACATAGTTGAGGATTGTGTATAACAGACAACCATGCATCTAACAAGTCGTTGACAAAGATAAAATTACGATACGGGTCTGCATACCCTAAAGTTATTACTTCGGGATTTTTAAGCATCTGACTAATAATTTGTTCAGTAACAAAAAAATCATTGTCTTGGCGACCGTACGCATTGGTCTGCCTAATAGCAGTAAACGGAAATCCCTGACTACGATGGATATATTCTAAATACTTTTCCACCGCCAGTTTAGCCACAGCATATGGTGCATTGGGATGAGGCTCTGTGTTTTCATCAAATGCAACGTGATCTAAGATTTCATGATTTTTAACTTGGTCACTGATTGGTTGCCAGCCGTATACTTCCATAGTACTAGCAAACACAAAGTTTTTTAAATTACTACAAGTTTTTGCGGCTTCAATTAGGTTTACACTACCAACATAGTTAACCTGGCTAAAACTAATTTGTTCGTAAAAACTTTTTTCAACTTCTGTACGAGCAGCCAGGTGTACAACAATATCAGGATTGGCTGTTTGTACTTCTTTGCGGACTGCGTCAAAGTCCAACAGATCAGACGTTAACGTTACAACCTCATGTTGTGATAGCAATGGAGTTAAATGACTGCCTATAAACCCTGAAGAGCCTGTAATAAAAATTTTCATTTGTTGTACCAGGCCCAGGCATGTTGAATTATTGCATCTAAATCATGATGCCGCCACGCACCTGCTATCAAACTAAACTTTTCTGAACTGGCAGTAAGTACAGGAGGATCACCAGCTCTACGCTCACCAACAATGACATTCAATGGTTGTTGTGTTTCATCTAGTGCGGCTTCAATAATGCCTTGATTGCTTGTGCCCATGCTGGAGCCAAGATTGTAGACACCTGCAGGGATTTTGTGATATAAAGCCAAAGCGTGAGCCCGAGCAATATCATCCACATGCACATAATCACGCACACATGTACCATCCTCGGTGGGGAAATCGTTTCCATTTAACACAAACTCTTTTTGATCTCTAATGCTTTCAAGCACTCTAGCAATGATGTGTGTTGCGCCAGGCTCTTGTCCATGGCGGCCTTTGGGGTCAGCACCACATGCATTGAAGTAACGGAAACTCACATAGTCAATGCCGTATGCTCGGTGATAGCTTTCAAGCATCATGTCAATCATCAGCTTGCTTTCACCATATGGACTGACAGGTTCCGTTGGATCTACTTCGTGTATGGGATTCATGACGGGCTCGCCATATGTAGCTGCCGAACTTGAAAACACCAATTTACAACGAGGCATGCTTTGTTTGACAATATCCAACAACTTCAATGTTTTGGCCACATTGTTGTTGTAGTATTCGGCAGGATCTGTCATTGATGGACCAACTAAACTAGTTCCAGCACAGTGGATAATAGCATCTGGTTGCTTTTGTATGATCCAACTCAGTGCCACATCACTTGCAAAGTCCTGATACAAGAATCCGTCACACACGCCTAGTAGATGTTTAGGAGGATGCCTGCGATCAATGCCATAAACTTCATGCCCGGCGTCTTTCAACAACAGGGCAGTTTGACCACCAATGTATCCGGCTGAGCCGGTAACAATTACATTCATCCTTGTTTCCTTTGTGGATAATAGTAGTGGCATTCATGACGATAAGGAAACCAATCTCCTGCTATACCACCCAAGTGTTGTAAAGCACAACGAGCTCGATCTTCTGTCTCATTCATTTTGGCAATCCAAGGCGTTGCTTTTTGCGCCACAATATACTGCTTGAGATAGTTAAAACTTTGTTCACGTGGCAACATATCTGCCTTGAATCTTACGCCACACAACATCAAATGTATTGGGGTTCAACATGACTTCCCAACCTTGAGGAATGTGCTCAGGGAACAGACTTGTTTTGCCGTTGCTGTGTTTGTATAGTTTCATTCTTCTATTTTTACAACTTGATATTTTTCGTGAGCAGCGTGGTCACGATAGCGATTGCCCGCTCGGTTCCATTGCTCACCGCTACCACTAATAATATCAATAACGCGATCCACAGTGGCATTGTTCCAATCTGAAATAAGTCCCATGTTGTGATGCGGTTCGCGAAGTAGGTTTTGCATTTTGTGATAGGCATCATCTATGCTCCAAGGAACGTAAAGCCTGTTAGGGTCATTAGAAAAAGTTTCAGGGAAAGACCTATAAGCAGGGTATAAAACATTACACCCAAGAGTATCTGCTTCACTGACTGTGTTGGAAACCCAATCTTGAAGGGCGCAATTAAACAACACACGAGTATTATTAAGGTGAGCGTAGTAATCATTCTTGCTTATATTGTCATAGATCCGGAGTTTGCCTTGTGCCTCCATACGGCGGGCACGGTCAATATACTCAGGGTTATTGGATCGTAAAGGTCCACCGCTGTATATGGCAAATTCACAAGGTTCGCTGGTGAGCTCGCTATACATTTCAATAAGGTCCATGAAGAAGCCAGGTTGCTTTTCCTGATCAAAACGAGCCGCGAAGCCCACTCGTCTCGGTCTTTCAGCAAACGGCGTGATATTCCCCGCCCCGCCAATTCTTTCCAGAACTTCTGATTTGCCAAATGCCAAGCCGGAAATGTTGTAGATTGGAGCAGTCCATCCAGCAATGCGCATGTGCGCGACCATTTCCTCATTGGTAGCCAATACTGCACCCCCCGAGAAAGCCACCATCTCATTGACCATTTGTTCATACAAGTTCATCCACTTTGCCATACCCCACACATGCACAAAGTCATCAGGATCGATGGCCTGTGCCAAACAACGAACATAAATTTTAGGACATTGTTCTTGTGGAATCTGATTCATGATATAACCAAGGCTTTCAAAGCCCGGTTGGAACATGTCTTCAAAGTAGATCACATCGTCACCACCAACATCACCGTTCTTCATCAGCTGAACCAAGTTCATCATTTGGCTCATGGCAAAGAAACTGCGTCCGTGTGCGTCCAACACTTGACCTACTGAGATAGCTTGTGTGTTGTCAATTGTGGTGCCGGGCACATACACAACATCAAGACCTCTGCGGTCAAACACACGCCGGTTCCATTCTGTTAGCTGTAAGGTATAACGGGCTTCATAGCTTTCCAAGCCCATGTAAAATAGTTTTCTCATTAGAATCTTCCGGCAAAACGACGAGTGTCTTCGTCCCACATGTTCTTGGCATTCTTGCCTTGTGAAAACTTGTTGAACTGCTGCCAGGCATAACTCTTGAAGTTATACAAATCGGCCTCATTATAACGATAGCCATAGTCTTGGCAGAACTCCTGGAAGTGCTCAAGATGCTCAAAGAGCTCGGCCACACGTGGGTTAGATTTGATAGCGATTTTTGCCATTTTGTTTCCTATTAGATAGCAATGTTAATACTAGGGCGGTGAGTTTCATACTTAATGAGAGCTCCGTTTTCACCATCTTCAGAGACCTCAATCCAGACTGAGCGTCCGGGATACCTTGCGGCAATTTGCAAATACAAATCGTCTGACATCATTTCACATGACTTGTAGTCGAGTTGGACGGTTCCTGACTCGTAGAGTTTTTGTAGCCATCGCTTGAACTGGATGAATTCAATGTCTCTATCATTGTGTACAACATCAATCCACACCCGGAAGTGGAAGATATGACGGTGAGGAGTGCCAAGG